AGGTATTATATGAAAATTAGAGCACTAGAAAGTTTCTCTGGTGCTCTTTCTATGTATAAAGGCCAGGAAACTGAGTGTAACAATAAATCAATACTCAAAGATCTTATAAAAGCCAAATACATTGAAGAGATAACAGAGAAGCCTAATAAAGAAGAAGAACTCAAGGAAGAAATTGAGATCCTCAGGAAAGAACTTGAAGATCTAAAGAAGGTTCCGGAAGTAACACTTGATGCAATAATTCCGCCTGTTGAGGAGAAGCATCCTGAAGAACTTTTACAAGAAAAAGTTTCTGAAGACATAAAGAAGACAAAAAAGGATGTGAAGTCCGAAGATGAAAGTAAGTGAAATAACAAATAAAGAATTAGCAAATTATTTAAGGTTAGAATATGCAGATCTAACAGTGGACGAAAAAGCAGATTTGGATACTCTTCTTGGGGTATCTAAGGCTTATATTAAATCATTCACAGGATTGGAAGACATTGGACCTGTTGGAGAGATAGTTGGAACAGGCGACGGAATAGCAACAATATTTTATGTTGCAAACATTAATGTAATTGCTGATTCGGAGGCTATTTATGTTAATGGCATAAAAAAACTAAAAACAGTTGACTATATATTTGAAGATACAACTGGCAAAATTGAATTTATAGTAGCTCCAGCACTTAATGCCATAGTTACAGCAGATTATCAAGCTGTATTGGTTGACAACTTCGATGATTTTGTAATTGTTATTTATATACTGGTTCAGGACATGTACGACAACAGGACTTTGTATGTTGATAAAAACAACATGAATAAGGTTGTAGAAACTATTCTAGGTATGCATTCTGTTAATTTACTGTAAGGAGGTTATTTATGGAAAAGAGATTTAATCCAGGTGCGTATCGGTTTAAAATAGATTTTCTTACACCTCCTTTAGGACAAGATGATTATGGGGACCCTCTTACAGAATGGACGATATTTAAGCCCGGAATACATGCAAGCAAAGAACCGTTGCTAGGTAATGAATTTTTTACGGCATTGACTACTGATACCAATGTTGAGGTAAAGTTTAACACTAGGTATATAAAAGGCGTTACTAATAAGATGCGGATAAAACATGGTTTAGAAGTATATGAGATTTTATCTGCTATTGACGTTAAATCTGAACACAAAGAATTACTTTGTTATTGTAAGCAGGTGAACTAAATGGCAAAAGCAATGTTTAAAGTCGAAGGCATGAAAGAGCTTGAAAAATCACTAAAAAAGCTTGGCAAAGTACCTCAAAAGCATGTAACAAGTACATCTAAAAAGGCTATGACGATAAGCTTGAAGGATGCCAGGGCGAATGCTCCATATGATACTGGAATGTTGAAGAAAGGTATTATTTTAAACGGAGAGAAAGCTAGTGTTAAAGCTAAAAAAGTATATCAAGTTATTTTTGATAGTTCAATGAACGATGTTTTTCAAAAGAAAAATTCTGAAGGTAAAGTTACTGGTTACTACCCAGTATCTCAGGAGTACGGTTATTTTGCTCGTAATGGCAGATATATACCAGGTTACCGGTTTATCAGTGATAGTTTAACTGAAAATACAGCTAAGATAGAAAAAACTATAGTAAGCACAATGAAAACTAAAATTGATGCAGAAATTGCGAAAGTGGGGTTGAGGTAATGGAAATGGCATTAAGATATGAATTAATACAAACTATACCAGAATTAACTAATCAAATCTACCCTACCAACGCACCAGAGAGTATGCCTAAGAATCCTGATGGTACACCTAAACCATATTTAGTGTACGCGAGAATATCTACAAAGAAGATTAAAACTCTTGAGGGATATACTGATAAAGAGGCTTTGAGTTATATGTTCTCAATCATGGCCCCAAAATATTCTGACATGGTAAGAGTTAGAAAGCAAGTTGAACAATTATTAGTGTCATTACCTAAAAAGGCAATAGGGGAACAATTAATTTACATTGAGGATCTAGACATTAATAATATAGATGAAACATGGGAAAATGAACTCGGAGTAAATCGAGGAATTATTGATTTTACAATTTATTATTAGAAAGTGAGGAAAAAGTTATGGGTAAAGCAACAAGAGCATTAGGAACAACTTTATCAAAAGGAACAGTACCAGTATTGATTGGTGGCTTAACATCGATTGGTGGAATAGAGATTACAGCAGAAACTATGGACGTAACTACACTTGATAGCATTGGTGGTTATAGAGAGTTCATTGGTATTTTTAAAGATGCTGGAGAAGTGCCAATTGAGGGCTATTTTGACCATACGTCAGCTGGACAAATAGCAATGCAGACATCTTTAGATGACGGAACAGCAGAAGATTATGTAATAACATTTCCAACAGCACTAGCTACAACATGGACCTTTAAAGGGGTAGTTATAGCTTTTAAAGTTGGAGATGTAGATCTTGAGGGAGTAATTGCATTTGGAGCAACTATTAAAGTATCTGGAAAGCCAGTATTAGCTGTTGCAGTAGCATAAGCTAGGGTAAAACCTAGCTTTTTCATTTTTATTGTAGGAGGTTATATGGCAAATTTAGAAATTAAGGTAAGAGTTACAGACTCTGAATTATTTATGAAATTAATAGCCCTTCTAAATGATGTATCTACTAATAAAGAAATATCAAAAGAAATACGAGACGAGATATCTGAAAAAGTAAATAAAATAGTTACGGAGGTAAGTGAAAAATGAGTTTATACCCAATAAAATTAGATAGAGAAAGAAATTTAAAATTCGGCATGAAAGCCATTGATTTAATAGAAAAAAAATATGGTAAGCCAATAATGGAAATTGACGGCATGGGAGATGGCAAATTTACCATGGAACAATACGCAACAATGATTTGGGCTGGATTGGTACACGAAGACAAAGAATTAAGTCCTGAAAAAGTAATGGATTTAATTGATGAATATTCTAGTTTACCAAAAGCAAGTAAAGAAATGTGGAAAGCTTTAAATAGTACATTTGGTACAGATAAGAAGAAAACAGAAGGAAAAAACGAGTAGGCGGCGGTGAGAGTGAGCCTTTTACTGTTAAAGGTGCAATGAAACTTGCTGCCACTATAGGAATAACATTAAGCGAATTCTGGGAAATGACACTTGATGAGCTAAATTTATATGCAGAGATTTATTTTGAAAAACAAAAGAATGCTTTTAAAGAAAAAGTAACATTGGAATACTGGAATGCAATGTGGACTATACAGTGGTTAGGAAGGAAAAGTCAACAGCCTAAACCTCTTAATACAATATTAGAAAATATGTACGAAGAGAAAAAAGTAATGAGTGATTTAGAAATGCTTGAACAAGTTAAACAATTGAACAAAATGTTTGGCGGTACAGAAATAATAGTTAACTCTTGAAATATTTGGAAATATCGTGTATTATATAAATAAAAAAAATTTCTCAAGGGGGATTAACTGTGGGAGCATATGGTTCACCAGATTTGTCACAGGCACAACAGATAAAAGAAAAGCCTAAAAAAAAACCATTTTATAAAAGATGGTGGTTTGTATTAATATTTGTAATGTTAGTATTTTTTCTAATTGGGACATTCAGTAGCGAAGATGATGCTTTAAAAGCAGCTGAAGATTCTTCAGAACCAGCTCTTTCTACAGAAAAGAAACCAGCTAATGATGTAACGGAATTTTTTAAAGTGGGGGATAGTGTAGAGACTAAAGCAATAAGAGCGATTGTTACCAATATACAAAAGCCGTTAGGAGACCAATTTAATACTCCTACAGAAGGTAATGAGTTTGTTTTGATAAATCTTACATTAGAAAACATTTTTAATGCAGATATAAGTGTTAGTTCTATGTTAAGTTTTAATGCATATGTAGATGATATAGCCTTGAATCAGAGTTTTTTAGCTCAAATTTCAAAAGAAGGCACTAATACAGTTGATGGGACTATTGCACCTGGTAAAAAAATAATAGGCACTTTAAGTTATGAAGTACCTAAAAATTGGAAACATATAGAAATCCATTTTAAGCCTAATATATACGAAAATACAGCAATAAAAT